TTCCCAAAAAGATACGATATGGAATACCTAAAGTAGCACATATATATTGTAACTGCACCTTAATATGAGGTTCCGGGTCTTCTATCTGTGGCTTCAACTCCTTTATTTTTACACCTTCCAATGACAACCATCTCTGCAAACCATCCTGATAATCCTTTACTTGTGCTTTCAAAGCCGTCCTATCAGGGTCAGTAAGTGTTGCTCCCTCATCAAGCTCTAATGCAAAACCAGGAAAACCCCCTTTCCAAAACATTTCACCACTTCCAGCAACTATTTTCCTCAAATCTAATAATCGATTATAAACAGGCCTCATTCTTGGAATACCACATATTTCAGAAGTCTCCCTATTATCTACTATATGCAAAACCCTTGTCCAATGAATTACTTTAGATTCTTTACTGGTCGTTCCAGATATACTATTCTCAAAACTAACAGAATAGGTTACTGGAAGACCATATCGAGGTGATGAAATATCCACTTCTTTTGTTTTAATTGAAACCACTGATTCATCAAAAGGTCTTAGATACAATAATTCATACTTATTTTTACCAGCAGTCTCACCTGTAACAGGATTTATACCTTTTATTGGCTGCCACAATTTCTTCCCATCATTTATACCTAAAAGCAAAACACCAAAGCGACCAATACCAGACAATACATCAATACGATGCAAATAATGAAATAAATGCTTTTCCTTTTCTAAATCCTTCCATTCCTTCTCAAAATCAGTTTCCTCAACTTCCTGATTCTCCTCTATCTTAGGCAGCATTGCCCAACTCTCATCAGGCATCAACTTAACTATTCTTGTACCAATACCCTCCCTATCATACATTGCCTTATAATCAGACATAATTAAAGTTTTAGGATATCCACATTCATAGTTTATATCCTTATTTGGATTGAGTAAATGTTCTAAAGCCAATCTTCTTGATGAAGCAGCATTTTGTAGAATTCGCTGTAAAACAACTAATCTCTCATTAGATGTTAATTTCTTATTGGTTTTTATTGGATTTTTCTTCTTTGTTTTTGCCATTATTTACCTCTAATTTTTACTTGTCTTTGCCAAACAACAACCTATAACTCTTATCACTAAGAAAATGGAGTTTACCTGCTCTGAATTTCATACTCTTCCAATTATCTATAATCCTTAATCTTTGTAAAAATGAACTACCAAAAATAGAATCAAAACTTGACCACCACTCATTATTTACCCCAAACCTTTTAGTTCTGAAAATAAGATGAATACCTATTTTCCAATGTTTAAGCATATATTTCAATCTCGCTCCCAATTTATTCAGCTTAACAATTACCATAATGTTTTTCCTTTTCAAACTCTTTTACTGCTTTCTCTGTAATTTTACTCAATTTCCTCAAGAGTAAATAAAATTTCAACATCTGTATCAGGTTTATCTAAATCACCAAACGAAAGAACAGCCAATTTTTGGATTTGAGAATCATTTATACTATCACCTGCTTCCCAATCAATTGATGCTGCACACTTTCTCTTTTCTGAAACTCTAACTTTGATATCCATTATTTATCTCTCCAATTTCTATACACAACATTCAAAAGAAAACCAATAATTATACATATCACTAATCTTTCCTCCATCATTTACATCCTCTTAATAACCTTTATAATATGGTAAGGCAAAAATAAAACAATGATAATAACAATATTTTCAAATAATCTGCATATTCTCATTTTATTCTTTTCTCATTCATAATCAAAAAAACAATGGTGGAGGATAAGACTGCATATAAACCTCATCCTCATTATTCGTAGAGTCCTCCCAATCTCTCCGACCGTCTTCAATAAATAAACCCAATACTCGCCATCCATATCTATAATAATCAGTACCACCTTGATAGTGAGATATTCGAGTTGCTTTACATATTAACCATTTAGGTAGGCGTTTCATTATCTATTCCTTACCAATTATATATTTCTTCTTCAGAATCGTAGCTTTATTCATAAACCACTTCCAAGGCATATTACCCTTCTTTCTCCAATATCCATTTACTAATCTTAATCTACTTACCTTACTCATACTTCATCCATATTCTCCCATGGCTTCAAATTCATATTGTTTCTCTCATTTCCCTACAATGCATACTCCAATGTCTACAAACCTTTTTGAAAAGAAATTTATTTACTGGGCCTCCTTCTACTTTTCCTAAATCTGTTTTGCATCTGAAACAAAAATACCCATTTCCCTCTTCAGACAGTGGTCTTGGTGCTACTTCAATCATCCTAAATCCAGAAATATGATTATTCATACTTTATCCTTCTTATAAAAACACACCGGCACGTTTCTTCGATGTCAACATATTAAACGCACCTGAACCAGAATCCGCCTGGTCTTTATATTTGCTATTCGGAAAGAACTTCAATTCATCTAAAAGAGGAATATTCCATTCCGCTCTAACCATACTCACATTACCCATATTTACTTGAACTGAGAACGGGTCTGCCCTCAATTCCTTACTACTATCAGAACCACTTGGCTTATCTATTCTTACTATCCAACCTGCGAGGTTCTTCACTGTATTCTCAGCCGACTCCTTCCCACCTGAACCTGGCTCCTGTTCTATCCCAATAACAACTTCTTTCCCATCTATCTCTGCTGTTTGTTTTATTGTACTCTCCCTAACTTCACTTGACCACCGACCTCTTATTACATCAAGTATCCAAAATCGTTTCTTTCTATCCAATCCCATCAGAAATCCTACTGTCCAAGCACCTTTGCCACCTTTCGTTCCAGCCTTATCCCAATACCGTACTCTCTGCACCCATCTATCCTTCTCTGGAATATCTATTACAATCCTTTCCGTCTTAAACATACCACCACCAGCAGGAACAGGATTCTGCATAAATTGCCCTGCATAGAAATAATCACCACCTGTCCTCTTTTCCTGCAAAACCTTATGGCCAAGGCGAACGGTATCCATCAAACCATTCTTATAATATCTACGCAAAAACTTTGGCTTAATATCCTTTGATTTCTCTGCTGGAAGACAAATATGTCTCAATCGTAATGGTGCATCAACTTCCCCTTCTAAGATTGCTAACCTCTGTGCTTCCTTCGCTCGGCTTATTATATCAGCAGTAGGGTCATCCTGATGTAATCTTTGCATAATAAGTATAGTGGGAGTTTTGGCTTGGTCAACCTTTCTCTGTGACAATGTATTTCTCATCCAATCATTCGCATTCTTCAGCTCCACTTCTGATACTGCTTTCCTCGGGTCAATAGGGTCATCAATTCCTATTATATGTGCATGAAGACCAGTAACACCTCCACCTGTAGAAGTGGAATATCGCCAACCTCCCTTTGTATTCTGATGATAAGTCTTACCCGACTGGTCTTGTCGCAGCTCTATTTCTGGAAAACAAGCCCTGTATTTATCGCTCCAAATAATATCTCTACTCTTCCTCCCAAAATCCACAGACAATTCTTTTTGGTGGCTACCTCCAATATATTGCAAAGTAGGCATTCTCGTCCAACACCACGGAACAAACATTATCGAACAAATAGTTGACTTGGTTTCTCCTGGTGATATGTTTATAACCAAATCATTCTTTTTGGGCAAACCCAGGAATACAAGTTCTGCCACCTTTTGAATTTCATTACACAAATATTTCACATGCCAATTCCAAATAGGCTTCTCAGTTACAACCACACTCCAAAATTCTTTCACAAATTCATAATATGATTCCTTACAAATACTTGCTATCAAATCAGATTCATCAAAAGATAAATTGGACAAGTTCATATTGCCCTACTCTCTATTTGCTTCACTGGCAGTGGAGTTTCTATATTACTATTCCTAACCTTATTCAAAAGCCATTTACGCTCTTTAAGAGTAAATTTCATAGCATCAATATTAATTACATTATGTCGTATTTCTCCTGACACCTCAACTCCAACAGTTTGACCGTATCCCCTTTTTCGATTATATGTTTGATTAGCAGCAATAGTCGCAGGAACACATCCACCTGCCACTAACATAACCAAATGTTCCTCAAAAAAGTCACCTTTTATCTGTCCCAATTCCTCTATCAATCCCAGGAATTCAGGGTCTTTTTTCCACAGTTCAAAAGCAGAACGACTTATATTCACTTTTCGCAAAGCAGCACTAAATGAAAAATTGCTGGATACCCACGCTTGGACAAACATCTGTTGACGCATTCGCTTCCCCCTATCTGACAATATGGCTTCAATCCTCTCCACTCCATTTTTAAGTGAATCACATCTATCTATTTTATGCCAAACCTCCTTCGCATCTGCTGATAATCGACCCACAACAAAATCTCGATATGAGAAAGTAGAACCATCCTCCTTCTTGAAAAACTTTCTCCCTCTCTTTACTGCCATCCTAAACTGCTTCTTTTTACTTTCCCATCTCCTAAAAGTCTCAAGTGAAATACCCAAGACTTTAGCCATCTTTCTTTCAATCATCCCTCCTCTCGCCAAGTCATATACAATAAAGACAAATTCATCTTTCCAAATCGTCTTACCACTCATATAAAGACTCCTTTCTTCATCTACCTATAAATATACTATTCTTTGCAGGAAGCAAAAGGGAAAAAATCACAAACCAGAAAATTATATAAACTTTATATAGTAAATATGTATATATTTTCAATAAATTTTAGGCTAAAATCGCTATTATTAGGCTAAAAACACGGATTTGAAAAATATTTTCATTTTTTACTAATTATATAGTTGACTATATACGATATACTATATATAATATACGCAATAGAATAGAGTTAATTGAAAAGTAAATAATAAGGAGCTTGTTATAGCAAAGCTTGTAATCGAGGGTTGCAGACATCAGTTGCAGCAAACGGGGTAGCCGTTAAACCGGAGTTGGAAACAACAGCTAATACAATAATCGAAAGGATGGCTCCGACAGGTGTATTGGGTTCGAGTCCCAAACGGAGCCTTATCAATATTAACCCTAATTGAAAGGATGGTAAAATGAAAGTAATAAATCACACTAATTATGATACTCGATTTTTACATTGGTTATTTATGCAATGTGAAAAGCACGAAGGTACGGGAAGTAAAGGTCGGGAGGTTGAAGTATTCAAAACAAAACATGAAACCGTTCACGGCAAGGCATGGTTACATTCTCGATTTATAAATATGTATTTACCAACAAATGCTAAAACCCATTCTGTTGCAGTAGTGTACATTCACGAGATTGGACACAACCTGGGATTGCATCATAAAGATATGACACACATAGGAAATATTAAGACAGACTGGTTATTAGATACAGTAATTACCCTAAGACCAGTCAAGCCATTAAAACCAAAGCCTAACATCATAGAAGTCAGAGCAAAACATGCCCAAAAGAAACTTAACGAGCATTTGAAAAAACTAAAACGTGAAAAAAACCTTGTCAAAAAGTATCAAAGAAAAGTCAAATACTATGAAAAGAAAATGGCTGCTTCACCTAAAATCTGAAAACCATCCGCCCTGTTCTCTGCGGAGAATGGGGTTGAGTGTTTTCAAAATTTTATCAACTTATTTGAAAGGATGGAAAAATGGAAAACAAGAAAGTAACAGAAGAAGAAAGAGACCTCCGAACATATTGTCCAAAATGTGATATGATGGCATTCCCTTGCGGAAGAGCTGCCAAGGAAGCAGAAAAACATGAGCGAACATACTGTATATTTTGCCATAGTGTAAACGAACTTTGGGAATTCTTTGAAGATGAGAGAAAGCCCATTAAAATCGAAACCCATATAGGAAGGCTGTGAGATTTATCCCTAACAGAACTCCATCAACCAAAAATGTCGATGTTAGGCTATAAATTGATTGAACGGTAAAGTCGAAATAAGAGGTAAAATGACAGTAACTCGACTACAACTTGTTACTTTACAACTCAGAAAGGTTTGTCATAATTTTACCTCTTATCTATTCAGAATTGTAATCTGAATACTGATGAGACAAACTAAAATTATTGATGAAAGGATGGTAAAATGAAAAACTATAATAACGAATTTGAAGCTTTACTACGAGCGAGTGTTCTTTACCATTATTACAAAGGCAGAGCACCAAGAATGATAAAAATATTTTGGATGAAGATACAGAATGTTAAAAATTCAAAAGAAATTCATTTTGTATGTGATTTGTTACAAGCCAAACTTGGAGGTAAAGCCGGTATCAAACATATCAAGCAAAGGCAATTAAATTGTTTAATTGAAAGGATGGAAAAAAATGAAAACGAAAGAACAAGCGTTTTGTGGCTTTCATAATGACGTTGGCGATGCCATTACTGAAAATCTCTGCGATGGCAATATCAGCCGCAAAAACATCTACGAGGCCGACATTTGGACACTGAAAGAGATTGCTGATGCTGTTGAAAGAATACTTATTGCTACGGCAATTGATGATGCAGAGGATGCCGGACAATCAACTCAAGATGCTGAACGAAGGGCTAAAGCAGAATTTAACAAATAGAATTTAATTGAAAGGATGGTAAAGTAAAATGAATGCAAAACAATTAAAAGAAGTATTGAGAAAGACAGTCAAAGCAGGACTGCCAGTGCTCGTTAAGGGAGCACCAGGAGTTGGCAAGAGCGACATTGTTGCTCAAGTAGCCAGAGAATTAAAAATGGATTTGATAATTTCTCATCCGGTGGTAAGCGACCCAACAGATTTCAAAGGCCTGCCAGGAATTGTAGATGGTGAAGCTGAGTTTCTGCCGTTCGGTGATTTAAGAAGACTTATTGATGCAAAAAAACCAACAATTGCCTTTCTGGATGATTTAGGCCAAGCCCCCGCAGTAGTGCAAGCCGCAGCAATGCAATTGATTTTGGCTCGAAGAGTAAACGGCCACAAAATCAGCAACAAGGTTATTTTCATTGCTGCCACAAATCGTCGCCAAGACAGAGCAGGTGTAACAGGAATACTCGAACCTGTAAAATCTCGATTCTCGACCATCATTCAACTTGACCCAACAGCGGATGAATGGATTGAATGGGCATTTGAAAATGATATGCCTGCTGAACTTATTGGTTTTATCAACTTCAGACCAAATCTACTTCACTCAGAAGAAGCAACAGCAGACATTGTCAATCATCCGTGTCCAAGAACAATAGCTTACTGCGGTTATCTCATCAAAGCTGGACTCGACGACATCGAAATATTGGCTGGAGCTGTAGGTGAAGGGTGTGCTATCGAATTGGTAGGCTTTATGGAAGTCTATAAAAGTCTGCCCAACATATCAGCAATACTCCTTGACCCACAGAATGCAATCGTTCCAACCGAACCCGCTGCTCTTTATGCTGTTGTATCAGCATTAACTGAAAAAATAACAATGGACAATGCCAGCAGAATATTAAAGTATGGAAACCGTTTGCCTGCTGATTTTTCTGTATTATTGGTAAGGGATTCAATTCGTAAAGAACCCAAAATCCAAAACACCAAGGCATTCATCCGTTGGGCAACCCTTCACAAAGATGTTTTACTTTAAGAAAGGATGATTAAAATGAAAATGGAAGATAAATACACAAATAAACCTTGCTGGTTATGGAAGGATTCAGTATCAACAATAAACAGAGCAAGAGAAGACTGTGAACATTGTACTTCAGGAGAATGCCGTCGAAGAATTGCATTGGTTTTAATCTCAAACCGAAGTTTTTCAACATTCCCAAGATAACTTGATAAACAGCAAACCAAACTTGATAAACAGCAAAACGAAATTGACGAATGCCAAGAGAAAATTAAAACAGCAAGAAAATGGGCAAAAAAAAATCAAACTCCTATAATAACAGCCAAACAAAAAATCAGAAAGGATGGTTAAAATGAATGCAGAACAGAAAATGCTCAAAGCAAGAACACTTCTGATTCTCGACCATCCATTCTTTGGATGCTTGGCTTTGAGATTAAAAATGTCAGAAACAAACGAACACCAAACTGCAATTACAGATGGAAAGAATCTACTCTACAACCCTGCCTTCGTTGATAAACTTTCCAATCAAGAAACACTTGGATTCGTCGCCCACGAAGTTATGCACGCCGCATTAGGACATACTTGGCGTCAGGGAAATCGAAAAGCCAAAAAATGGAATATGGCAACGGACTACACAATCAATTCCAATCTACTGGAAGCCGGTTTCACATTACCTAACGGAGCCTTGATTGACCACACCAATCTCTATGACAATATGTCTGCTGAGGAAATCTACAAAGCATTACCCGAATCTCAGCAAGAAAAGCAACAACAGCAACACAAACAGCCCTCACAGCAGAAAACCCAAGAGAACCAGCGACAGAAGCAGCAAAAGCAAACTAAGAAGCAGAAACAACAACAGAAACAACAACAAAAGAAAAAAGAGGAAAAGGAAATAAAAGATATTGACCCTGGACAATGTGGAGCAGTTGTTCCTGCAAAAGAAGAAACAACAACCAAAGCCAAAGCTGAATGGAAAGCTGCAATCAATCAGGCCTTACAAATTTCAAGAGGCAAATTACCAGCATGTTTACAAAGGCAAATAACAGACATATTAGAAACCGTTGTACCCTGGCATATACTATTAAGAGACTTGGCAGAAAGGACAGCAAGGAACGATTACAGTTGGAGCAGACCGAATCCAAGGTATTTCTCAACAGGGGTAATTCTGCCTTCTCTAATCAGTGAACAGCTTCCAGAGATTGCCATCGCAATCGACACCTCCTGCAGTATTAACAAAGAGCAGTTATCAACATTCGCTGCTGAAGCATCCGCAGTATTAGGAGCCTATGATACAACAATAAGAGTTATTTACTGTGATGCTAAAATTCAGTCAGAGGAAATCTTTACAAGGATTGATTTACCATTGAAACTCAAATTGAAAGGTGGAGGTGGCACAAGATTTGCTCCAGTCTTTGAGCACATAGAGAGAAAAGGACATACTCCGTCTTGCCTGATTTACTTCACTGACCTCCGCGGAAGCTTCCCAAAAGAAGAACCAGAATATCCAACAATGTGGCTTGTACCCAAACCCAGAGATGAGCGTAAGAGAGAAGCACCGTTTGGACAAGTTGTAAATTTTTAATTGAAATTGAAAGGATGTAAAAATGAAATCTAATAATAAAATGTCTTTTACAGAAGCTCTAAAAATTCTTAATATCGAAGATTATAGAGACCGTATATTTAATAGTAATTCTCATGGGGAACTCTTTCACCTACAGGATTACATAACAGTTGCCCAACTTGTTCAAAAGGAAGGAGACATCAATAAATTCCGTGAATGGTTTGTAGAATTAATAAAATGGGCAGAAGATAATTGGAAACGTCCAGAGTCAGTCTTTCAACATATTATAAAGTGCCTATATATGTAAAAAATAAAAACCTTTTTGATTTGAGTTTACACTACCGACCAGGATAGTAACTGGTCGGACTTATGAATTCGAAAATATGTTTTAGAGGTACTGAAATGATAGCAAAAATAACATTTGAAGATAAAGAAAAAGATGTTGAAATTGGCATAGAAAATGTTATGGCTGATAAACCAACACCAGCACAAAAAGCAGCAATGCAATTATTTACAAAGATTAAAACATACATAAGAAGCGAAATTAAAACAAAAGATAAGAATTAGTATAAATATACGTATTTGAGTAGAAAGCAGCTTAAATCAAGTGTCAGGCAGCTTAAAACGAATGCTAAGTGAAAGGATGATAACGAAATGATAAGAATACCAGCTACGACAGAAAACATTATGTGCTGGAATGATATACCACTTGTCAGAATTGGTAATATTCTGAGACGGATGATATGGTTTAGTGGTAATTACTCACTTTATTCTGACGAATCTGATTATGAAAGATTTAGAGATGTTCCGGCAAACGCTCAACTTGAAATGCAATATAGGAAACAAACCATAATTATAAAATGCAATTGGGA